TTGTTCAATTTCACCATTTTCGTCTTATATACATAACAAATATATTTTTCGTATATAACTGGAACAATCTTCACCGAATTAAAATCTCATTTTTTTATAGGAGAACATGACATCTTTAGGTTTTTCGGAATACGCCGAAAGTAATAGTAGTAACAACAACGAACCAAAGAACAATATTCGTGGCAGAAACGGCGGCGGCGGCGGCGTCGTAGGTCGTCAAAATCGAACCCTAAAGATTCCGCGAAATCAAGACCTTTCGCATCGCACAACAAATGATTCATCATTCTCCGTGAGTTCGCCGAACGAAATGGCCGCTGCCGCCGGTAAAAAAATAAAGCAAATCAAAGATTATATCGAGAATATTCATCGTAAAGGTGGGGAAGATAGTGAAGAAGATCCGGATGATGCTTCATCGATACTTCCGGCGTATCCAGCGCAAGGAATGGGAATTTATGCGACGAATGTATCGCATTCTGGTATTATTCGAGGCGCGGATACCGTATCTAGCAAAACCGCACCGCCCCAAGTGGTTCGCAAAACAACCCAAATGAATTCCCTAAATCCGTCATCTTCTTATTCATCCACATTATTGGAAGGTATGGAGCCCGCGAATGCGAATACAGCCGGAATCACCCCGTATTTTGAAAAATTGACAGGGATTTCTGGTGCTCCGAAGAAAGACGCCGCACTACCTTCTGCGACAGACGGCGTATCGGCATTTAGCACAAATCCAAAAACGAGCACATATGCGACCCAATATTATGAACAATTTGTCCCGTATGCGGAAACACTCGCCAACCAACTTGCTGGCGGTGCGAACGGAAACGGCAACACAAACATGTCAGGAACAAATGCCGCACTCATCGAAAAGCTGAATTACATTATTCATATGTTGGAAGAGAAGAAAGATGAGAAAACTGGACATGTCATCGAAGAACTCGTTCTGTATTGCTTTTTAGGCATATTCATCATATTTGTCGTAGATACATTTACACACGCTGCTTCTGGTGGTGGCGGTGGTGCTCATGGGTCTGGAAATAGAGGTGGCGGTGGTATGTTTGGAGGTCGTCGCGCATCCACTCTGTATTATCGACGCTAAATCATTAAAATATCTTTACACACCGTCTCCTCGTGTATAATGGCATTATACAGTATGTAATACCATTTATATTGTGATAACAAAGACCATGAAACCGATTTTGACATCAATAATGCGTCAATAATACGATAATTATGCGCGAATGTATCGATCATCACCGATTCAACACCGCAAATATTTTCAAATCCGGTGACAAAATCCGAATGTTCGCATAATATCTTATGTTGTATCGACGATATCAATCGTAAAACGGTATGTCCGGACGCCGATGCCGATGCCGATGCCGATGCCGACGACTCCATTCCATTCGTCTTCATGTTTGGCGCCGAGAGACGTTTTCCAAACGCATCATATTTTGGCGGAATAACCGGAGGTAGATACTTTACGAGTGCTGTAGACGTCTTCGCCACATAATCGTGAAGATCAGCGATTCGATTACCTTTTGTTTGTTTTCTCGTTTTAAGAATGGAACCGTTGGACAAAATATCTCTCGTATTCACTTTATTGATCGGACTATCCAGCGGCGGCATCGCGGATCGTGTAAATATATATACCGCGATGACGCGAACTTCATTCATTACCAACATGTAGATCCGATATAATTTATGATCGACGAGAGATTGGAGCTGCGTCAATTCATTCAGGATACAACATCGGAAATCTCTCGTGTGTTCATTTACAAAAGCGTAAAAAAGAGCGAAATTCGCAGATGATACAGACACGACGGATATTCCTTCGCCGATGATATGCGATCGGGGCGGCCGTCGCGTCGGTGGCGGCGTAAAAATATATGAATACACTGTCGAAAACGGAATTACAAACCAAGGAATTTCGCTGTAACGGTATAATGTTTGTTCGCCCGCAATCTCTCGTGACTTCTGAATATATTCGGTTGTTTCAAGGAGTTCGAGAGATTCGCGTTCGGTTATCGTGTATTTATTCCAAGCAAGATACTCCGACATATAAATCGTCACAGACCGATATGATGAAGTCGCAATCGATGAATCAAAAGAGATCATGATACGAGGTGTCAGCACTGATACTCCTTTTACGCTGTCATTCTTCATAAAAACGCCGATGAATGCCGAGAGACCGAATGTATCTTGCGAGAGAATAAGTCGAAGTGTATCGCTGGAATCGCATGCGATGAGACCCGCATTTTTCGCTCCTTCTTTTTGTAATAGCTGAGAGATTCTCTCGAATGGTGGGGGCATTTCTTCATCATTACCACGATACACCCGAACAGTATCATGATTTACATGATGTAAAAATGGATAAACTACCGCGTTATAACATCGTGTGCCGAGAGATAGCGGATTCATGATAGTCGTTCGATGACGCCCGCTGCCACCGCCACCGCCACCGCCACCGCCACCGCCACCGCCACCGCCACCGCCGGTGATCCATCGCCGAACGGTAAATCGAAACGTGATTGGTTGTTCATACCAAAATAAGTATTTGAATTTCAATACACAAACAAGAGAGATTACACCGACGACGAAAACAACAATAATATAATGAAAGAATAACGGTGGGATAGCTCTCGCCACAATTTCCGCGACGTCATTCATTATATTACAAGGATAAAAACGATCTACGCGATCTACGCGATCTACGCGATCTACGCGACCTTCTTTAAAATGTAAAGATACTGATATTCGTTAAGAACATGAACCAAATCGACTTGTCCTGTCACAGTAAAACCGACCTCTTTGGCGATTTCCAACATCTCTCGATTCGTCGGCATATAATAGGTGTGAATATTCTCTCGAACTTTCCCAGTTTTATCGTCGGTGATTTTTTCGACAAACTTCCCGATATTCTTCTCGCCAGTATTTCGTTTCTCGCTTCCTTTTGCGGCGGCATTCTTGGTTGGCGGTGGTGGCGTAAAGTCCGATTTGTATTGAAAGCTGCGAAACTTCACGAGAGAATTCGTGATGCGTTCTTTGGCGTAAGTTTGCGGTGAAACCAAGAACAAAGGTTTTCCACCGGGAACGATTGGGTCGAAATGATTACGATCGACGAGATGAATAATGAGGTAGCCTTCTGGTTTCAACCACTGATAACAATTACGAAAGAATGTGCGCTTGTCTTTCACGTAATACACGGTAAAATAGAAACAAGTCAGCACGTTAAATTCTTCCTCACTAAATAACATAGGCTTCATGAAATCGCCCTTTATGAACTTACACGATGGATACAAATCTCTCGCAGTCTGAAGCATCGATTCTGACTTGTCACAGCCGATGACATTTACGACGCCCTTCTTTTTCAGTTGTTGAACATGGTGTCCTGGACCACATCCTATATCACAAATCTTGAAATTCTTCTTATCGGCTTCTGAACCCTTAAGTGCGTCGGTAATATGAATGATTTCGTCCACTTCTGCCTCGATCTTATTCGGTTGAATAAATAACTCGTCATAAATATCCGCATAAAAACTATCGAATATTGTGTCATTTTCATATACCTTGTATTTTTCTCGCTGCTCGAACCCTTCTACATGAAATGATAGATCGCGCTTAATAAAACAGAATATCATAAGTAAAATAAAGAGGAATGTCAATATTTCCCATCGTGTGATTGAACGAATATATGCCGAAAATGATGTATAGAATGCCGCCATTACTAGTATTTCATTACAAAATATATTATCGTTAATCTCGCACGAAAAAAAACGGATGTCATACTAATACGATCATACATACGCGTGTTCAACGTCTTTCGATAAAATGTCCGATCCAAATGAAATAAACGATATACGAAGCGAATCAGACTTTCGTGGTATCACATTTTCATCATACAAAAAAACCGATGTGCGCAAAGAACTCCTGAATAGTTTATCCAACTCCAAAATCGAACCTGCGTGTTACTGGAGCGCGGAGCTCGTATGTTCGGGACACTATCTTGAACTATGGGATATTATTATCACGTTTATGAGCAAATATATTCATTTAGCGAGTCCTAAACTACCTCTGTATATTGAAATGCGATATGAGAGTTTTAAATCGATCATATCCAACGGGTATACGGGAAACGAACTTCGCCTACGAAATCATCCAAAAATGCGGTCGCTTTTCGCGGAAATCGTATGTGTTCTGGTGAATTCGAAACGTCAGCATAAATACGACAGTGTAAAAATAAAGAAGAAGGAGGAATATGATATCGCCACGATGTCACAGCGCTTGAAAGCACCACGTGTTGATTATGCGCAGGAGTTCTTTCGAGAGAGAGACCCGAAAGAGATATTCATCGCGATGAATGAGTTCGCCTATCACATCTCTCGTGACTCCAAAAACACACTTTTAGCATGTTACTGGGTAGAATGGATCGTTGAGTTTGAAACGATCTGTAAGGCGAAGAAAGAGACATGTCGTTGCGAGAGACGATCACATATACCAGTTGACGACAAGCTTCAGTTTGACCCGATTTGGATGATATGGGATATGATTATCGCACGAAGTGCCGACGCAGAAGAACATTCACAACTCACACAAAAGATTATAAGTAGTCTTTTACGATTATATTGTATTCGATTTACACCGGGTGTTCGGAAGAAACGGCGCTATATCATCTATTTCGCGATTTCTCTTCTAACCGCAGAATACGATAGTAAGATTGAGATGATCAATGATCGTCTCGTCATAGAAACCGCTGTAGCAAATATAAACTCGGTGTATAAGGAGATTAAACAACATGAAATTAGTCCGGATACAGACTACTTATTCTCATCCGCTGGTTACGCTGGCGACAAAAACGGAGATTTAGAACGCACGATCAAGCGTTTAGAAGCGTTGAACTCGATGAATACGATCGTAAGAAAAAAAGAAGAAGATGACTCATCGCAACAATCGAACCTACCTAAAAAATATAGCCCATATGAGTAGTATTTTATGTCTATATCTACTATATCTACAGTATATATAGACAGAATGTCACTTCCAACATTTAAATTTACGAAAATTGGCGCACCTACGAATAATGAAAGTGTAAATAGCGGTTTATCTGCCGCGTATAAGATGTCAAAGTCCGGATTAACGAGTATAAAAGAGAAGGCACAAGATACATTCCGAGAGATGAAGATGCCCGAGTTATCTCTCGATACATCTGATTCAAATACCAGCACCATTACATCCGACGATGATGGGTTCTTTTCATTTTGGACATTCGTGAAATTTATTCTGATTGTTGTAATCGTTTGGTTTATGTGGGGGAGTTTGTCAACAAATGGCGAGTTTCATTTAGGAATGGGTGAGTTGGGTGATAAAGTAAAGTCATTCTTTAAAACTATGGAAGAAAAGGGACGCGAAATCATCTCTCGAACTACAAATATTGAACTTCCTGCGAGCACACTTACATCTGACCACGACGAGAGCGACAGCGACAGCGACAGCGACGGCGATGACAGTCACGGCAGCAAAGGACCGAAATCCGTAAAACAACAAGCGAGCACACATCAGCCACCAGTTCCACCCGACGCGACAAATAGTAGCGATAAAAAGCCTGGATTTATAAGAGATGACGGAAAATACACCTTTTTAGATAAAGCAAATCGTAATTATTCTGGCCCATCGCCGCGTGCGGATGATAGCACGAGTGTTACACAAAAACATCAAACTGGAAAAGGAGGTTACTGTTATATTGGCGAAGACCGAGGTTTTCGTAGTTGTGTTAGTGTGGAAGCATCAGATAAATGTATGTCAGGGGAAGTATACTCCCGCCACGATATTTGTATTGATCCTACTCTGAGAGAATAATGGCGTCGCGTCGCATCGCATCGCATCGCATCGCATCGCATCGCATCGCATCGCATCGCATCGCATCGCATCGCATCGCATCGCATCGCATCGCATCGCATCGCATCGCAATTATAATGATATATACTTTATCTCTGGAATATACGAATACGTTTCGCTTATTTGTTGTTGTCCGTCATCATATATAAGCGTCATCGTTACAGTATATTGTGTTCCAACAATAATAATTTCAGAACCAGATACACTAGATGGAATAATAATTTTATGTTCACCCGATCCGTATATAGGTTGATTGTCACTATTTCGAGTGACTTCATAAGGCGCATTCAAACCGTTTACTCTCACACGTTGTATTGTATTTGATAATTGCCATCGTGAATTGATTGAAAATGTCATTTCTGCGTAAGATAATCCCGATGACGTATAATACCCTTCAATATTGATTATGAACGCCTTCGCGGTGGTAGGATGAATCGTTAAAAATACACGAGCACTTTCATTACTAGTTAAATAACCATTATATGATTCCATTACAATTGAATAGGAACCGTCTACCAAATAATTATTATTTAATATACCGATGTCTGCGCTATAAGTTGTTCGAGTATCTGTGGAACTTATGTTATACGGATAGGTAAGTCCGGATCCGATTGTCGATGGCGGAGTAATCGTAATATTATAGTATTTTATTACTGATCCACCAGTATCGGGTTTGTTCCACGTAATATTAATATAATTACGCGAAATATCTGTGAATGTAGGCGGCAACAATCCATACTTTGATGTAATCTTTATATTCGTAGGAATACCTGGTTTCATTAATGTTCTTGCTGTTATAATTGCGGATTCTGGACCAACTCCAACACTATTGATCGGTTCGATTTTAATTTGATACTTGCTCTCGTTCAATAAGTTACGCAATACATAACGACGAGATTGAGTCTCTGCGCTTAGAATGATGATGTTCGACGTAGAAAGAGTTTCTTTTGTCCATGTAGTATCCGGAACTTTTCTATAATACAAATTATACATAGTAACTGGAGGTCCATTATATGCCGAAACAGCTCCTACCGCATTCACCACACCACTTGCGCTTGTGCCCGCCGAACCACCGCTGGTTCCAGTATTTACAGGATCGGTCCATTTCAAATCTATCATCAAGTTTTGTCGTTCGTCAAGTGTATTCGTAAAACCGAAGTCGTTAATGATAGACGGAACCGATGATGTTTTTAACGTGATTGTCGCCGGAACACTCGATAAGCCGCGTTCATTCCCCGAAAATACTGACAAATAATAGACCGTATTATCTAAGATAGTCCCTGGTATTCTTTCAAATACAACCGAATTTCCGTTGATTTCACCACTTACCAGATTATATGTAGGAGGCGGTGCACCCGCTTCTGGCTTATATGGAAACACGCTTTTATATGGCACCCATGTTTTGTTATTCGTTGAATACGTAATCACGTAACCAGTAATCGGAAATCCGCCATTTGAAATTGGTGCGTCCCATGTCAACGTAACACGTTTATTCACATTATCATAATTAGTGATTCGCAAATTTGTTGGTTCTGTTAAGATAGTGGTCGGTATATTTAACGTTGTTTGAAGACCGGCTTCGTATTGATACGTGCGTTTATAATTGTATAAATTGATCGACGGATCATAACATAATAATCGTTCTCGTCCGGGGACGTCACACGCACTAGTAAGTCCACATAATATTCGACTATTTGCGGCGGAAGTCGGAGGGCAAATCAACGTGAATGGATTCGCCGAATCTGTCGTATATCTTGCCGAATTCCCGATATTCCGCATGAGCTCACCACGCGCAGCTTTCGCATATTTCTGTGTTTTTGTAAGTCCACCTACATTTTTGTTGTATTTTAATATTTCGGCTTTCCGACGCATATCATATACTTCGTCGACCTGAGTCACCGTGAGAGGTTGACCAGTTATACTATCAACCATATTCGATGAACGACATTCTGGTTTGAAACGTGTCCAAAACTGACGATTATACGGATTTGTGTAAAAGAGGTTTGAATTACAATTAATGATAGCGGGCGTTATTTCAAATACGTTTACGTTGAATGTTGCTACTTTCTGGTTGAAGTTAGTCGTTGCTGCTTGTGTTACTGTGATGGTAGATGTTCCTGAACCATACATAAATGCGGTGTATATCGCATTATTACCGGTTCCACTTACACGTAATTTTAATAGATTTTCATTTGATGAACTGAATGTGATGAAGGCATTGATTTCATTATTGTTTGATTGTGGCGGAGTCAATACAAATGATCCTTCCGATGTCATTTTATTTAGATCAGGTAGTTTATAGATGGTTGCGAGGTCATCAGTGTTGATCTCAGGAATCTGATTTACGAATGTTGGTGTCGATTTTTTGATGATAAGGTTGATCGTATTTACATAACCAAGCATATCACCGATGCGTTGATTCGATCTTTGATAAACCGCCGTTTCCTCTTGAAGAAATTTAATGGGTATTGGATTCAGTTTTGTAGCGGTTGTCTGTGTGCTTTTTTTGAAGAGAACCCGATTTCCAGATATTTGTATGTATTCGCCACTTACATCGAATGTTCGTGGTAATACGAGATTTAAATAATACTGAACATCTCCATAATCGGGTGTGCCAGTTTGTATATTTTCACGCGTCGTTCTCGCAAAATCAGGAAAATTCAGATCAACACTACCATCCAGCCACTCTCGTATGATATATCCATTACTATCGGGTATCGAATTGGATTTACTTCGCCCAACCCCCGTGAATGGAGTATTCAAACTAATGTCGGTCCTGCCCTTTGTAATGGTAAGCGGGACCAAAATACGTTTTTCTAGAAATACGTCGATATTGTTGATTGTTTTTTTGAGTTGTTTCATTTCCATCCGTATGGTAGTCGAAGATTGGTCATATCGAAAACCGCCTGAATTATCATATACACCGTTAATGAGAAGAGCATTACGATAAGCAAGACGGATATTTTCTCCGCCTGGGTTTTTATATAATCCATTCGGGTTCATAATATTTGCCGGATCGCCAGATGGTTGCGGAATGACATAATAGTCTCGATCCAACTGTTCGACTGATACAGCAAAATTATTTGTCGGAAATGAAAACAGAATAGGCGTATCTGCGTAATTATTATTGGAGCTTAGATTGATAAGTGGTATGAATCCGATAAGCGTGTTTCTTTTTTGGATGATTGATGCGGGGACATCTGTATCACGCGGACCAACACCAGGCAACGTGCTTGGATATGTGAATGTCCCCGGTAAAAGTTTGAATGTAGTTGTATAGTTCAAAGAATAAACATTATACCGGTGATTATATTCTCCTATAAAATAGACATCACCTGTTGGCGTATCTTGTTGTAATGATGGTGTCCATGTTGGAACAACCGCCGACATATATATTTTTTTACACCAGTATTGCTGATATGTCCATGTAAAAAAATATTATCGCATATACCAATTGTTCGATAAATAAGAGCCCAGATTCTTGGTAGAGTCGGTCCCTCCGGACGATGTAATCATCTTCATATTTGGACCTTCATCTACGATGCTCTTGATCTTATTGGAACCAATCGAATAATTAAAATATTGTATGGTTGATATATATCCACTAAACCGATTACTCGCCTTGCTTTCACCGATGTTTACTTTGCCATAATTTTGTAATGGAATACCGGCGGTCTTACGACGCTGAGCCAGACGCCCATTAATGTATAAATCAATCACGTTGTTTGTTACACGAATGACAGCATTCACCCATTTCTTCATCGGAATATCAGTCGCGATGAGTTGTTCATTCAGATTTTTCTTCTTATCGGCTTCGTTGTCATTCTTACCGTTTACATCTACGAGAGCAAGTAAAGAAACATTTACACCTTTATCGGTGCGGTCCGGATTTGTATCATTTATAGATTTTGTAAAACGAATGTAGAGTCCTGGTGCGTTATTCGGATAGTATATTCCATCAGATCCTTTTGTTCCTTCCCCACCTTTGCTAAAGATTCTGGAATATATATCCTCTTTAAGTGGAACTTGATTAATATAAAACCACGCCGACCATGTATATTCTAAACCACCATCCTCATTCATCGATCGTGATATAAACACAGAGTTTTCATTGGATGGATCCTGTGAAATATTCATCGCCATATCCTCCGTATTTGCGGTTCCATCAAGAACAAAAGGTGACGTTGATGGCAGCATCAAATACGATAATCCGATAATCGACAATTTGACTGCGACTGAAAACACGATAAACACCATTAAAATAAATGCGAATTTCGCAACAAGACTATTGGAGTCCATGAATTCACGTAAACCAAAACCACCGGCACTGCTGCTTCCATTCGAAGATAGACCAGCATTACTTGGATTCGAGAAGCTAGATGTTAATCCTTTGAAAAATCCACCACCACTATCGGAGTTACTTTCACTCATACTTTTATGTTTCTTACTAATATAATCGAATAAAAAAACAATCGAATAAAAAAACAATCGATACAAATCAATAGATTGTTTTTTTGTAATACGAATCATTATGTGCTAACACTGGCTTGCTCCTGATTATCCACGATGAAACTTAACTTCACCTTATACTTATTGAGAAGGTCGCTCCATGGACTTCCACCAAAACCTTGAGAATAAATATCCCATGCTTCTTGAGGTGGGATAGGAGCCGCCTTAAGTTTCACATTTGTAATAAAACCAACATCCGCCGAAGTAACAGCAGCTGAGTCATCACCTAAAACAATACTTTGCGTTTCTTGAAGACGAGATCCCTGATTAACAACACACGACTTCACTAATTTACCATCGACATACACATCCATCGCTGTGCCGTTGAAACTGATAATAAGATTCACCCATTTCTGAAGCGGAAACTCTGCGATTTCACAGTCACTGTCCGATGACTGACCAGATCTTGGGAAAATCTGTATGGTATTTGTATCCTTTTTGAACTGTGCTTTAAACATGGTTGAACCCGCATCACCTGTTGCTCCTGTATGAAAGCTGATGATATTTGTGCCGTTCACCCACTTCTTAATGTAAAACCAGACGGAAACAGCACTATTCGCCTTAATACTACTTGGAAGATTTGATCCTTGAAGTGTCGTTTTATTTCCCCATTTCTGCATCGTTCCTAACGTTGTATACGTAGTTGTTAAAGCCTTAAAAATGACGTATAACAACAAGAGAATAACAACAATTGCTAGAACTAATTTTGAATTCATATTGCCTCGTATAATTATTGTATATATTATTTAGTTTGAATATATTATTTAGTTTGAATATATTGTGGTTGTTCCGGCTTCGCCAACTTCATCTTCAATCGTCTTCATACCAATCATTGGTGGGTTTTGCGATTTCAACATCGTATATGTCCACCGCATTTGTTCCTTCGTAAGCGGAACTTTATGAAATGCTAAATTACAAATAGATCCATTCAATCCTTTATTGTTGTTTGTATCACCAACCGTAATCGGTTTCATGGTGATATCAGGCATGATAAAATCACTTTGCACCAATAGTTTATTGTTCATGAAAAAGTCCATCGTTTTTCCGTTATAATTCACGACGAAGTAATTCCATCTTTGAAGAGGGACAGCCACATCGAGATCTTCGTCATTATCCAGTAACATGCGAATTTGGTCCTGTTTATTTTTCGACTTGCCGGCAATAATCGTATTGTAATTATCACGCGAATTGTAGATTAGGGTAGATTTCGTTAATGGGGTCCCGCTCATATCTAATGTGTTACACCACAATTTCAATTCGGTAGTGGATTTATTATAAGTTAATCTCGGAACACCGCCAAAGTCAAAGATCTCTAAATCATTATTCGATGATGAAACGGAATTATTCAAGAAAATCCATCCAGATATCGAATAGTTGTAACGAACCTTTTCTTCGACAGGACAGTTGGCCGCCTTATCTTCGGGTGTGCGTTCAATACCTGTATTATGATAAATGAAAATTTGCGGACTCTGTGTATTTAAGTTTGTATCGTATTTCTGTTTCAGCGAAACCGGAGCGCGGACGATTTGTGATGCGGATGCTCCGATATAGTTCAATAAGTAAGGACCACCGTATAAGATCGCAATCAGAAGTAATTCGATCGCGATGATAATCCAGATAGGTCGTGTAGTATCACCTACAACAGACTGTGATGACTTAAGCATATCCAAGAATAAACAAGGAATGAAAATGATTCCCAACCACAATAACTTCAGCAATTTCATCCCGATCGCAGATTTTGTAAGATGGAATATGAACATCACCAAAATAAGCACGACCATTACGCTATGTTGTTTATAATACGCAAGCGCACACAATATAATAAAAAATACGGTATTGATGATAAAGCGGACATTCGTAAATAAATCGGCCACCGATGGTTTGGTTTCTGTTCCTCCGATCGTTTTCCCCGGATTTAATGTGTCGATGAATTCTAGGCCATAATGAAAGAATAAGATGGCGATACCTAATACGGTCATTCCAGTAACTGACATACGATTTTTATCATCTTTGTCGCGGTCATAGATCCAGACAATCACCATTAAGATAATATACACGATATGAGTTGCGCCAAATGCGAGTTGTCGAAGCGGTTTTTGCTCGTCCTCTGTTTTCATGTCATCGAATAAATAATTTTCGGGCGTTTTGTTATTGTTGGCGGTCTTGAATTTCTCTCGAAGCATAGCGACACCTCCGGCGATACCGACAATCGCAAGAAGAAGATAGATTACTTGTGCTGTGGGTGAATTCAAATTCGCGATGATACCGCCAGATGCGACTGTCTCTGCACCATCACCTTTATTCACGAACTCGGCATCAATCTTATAGACATAATAGACGATCGCAAGGATGAGAATGACGAATGATATTGTGAGTAATAGAACTTTGATGAGCTTCCCGATTGCGCTTACTTTTTCTTCGCTTATTCCGGTGGATGTCACAGCAGCAGATGTGGAGGAGTCGGAGGAGGAGTCGGAGGAGTCGGAAGGCGAGGAGGGGACGCTTGTTACGCTTTTCGGCGTTGGACGGTCTTTATCGTCTGTCGGAAACATACGAAGATCGATATCACTCGCATTCCAGTTCCAGAATCTTAATTTGCCAAGTTCTTCATCGCGTTTATCCGCAAAATCTTTAATACCCGTCAAAGATCCGATACCATAAAGAATCGCACGGAATAATACGATAATCAACCACGGGACTAAATATATGGTTGTAAGTAGCAAACGCACGCCCTTTTTCAGAAAATTTTCGTTTTTAAAGTCATCATGTATGCCTGCCCACAAGTGATATCCGGTAGGCATCGCACATATCGCTAGAAGAATAACAAACGCGATGGCCCAACCCCAGTTTTCAGGGACAACCGGTAAGCTTGCGCCTGTGTTTGATTCTTGTGCTGGCTTGTCCACACGTAAATAATGCCACCACCATGAGAGACCTCCTCCAAATAATAGCAAAAAGAATACAATAGAACCGAATATGCCTTTAGTTAGACTTCCTGAGGTATCATCATTTTTGTTGAATTGCCACACTTGAACCGACTCAGCGAATTTCAGTATCGAATCAAGACCGCCTACATTCATTTCCTTCACCATCGGAAGCAATAAAATCGCACATAACAAAAGACCGACAATGATAACAATAAAAAATGCGTCGATGAGTTCTTTCACACGTGGAAACATATCACCAGTAAATTGACGTGCGATCCAATCACTTGTTTTTGGCGAAGTGGTGACATTCGTGAATAAAACGGAGACCCACATCACGAGTAAGATAACCGACAAAAATGGAATCATCGAAAACCATTTGGCGAAACGAATAAAGAGACTGCTTTTATCGGAATGGTCTGTCAATATTTTGTCCCAATCATTTGACGTCATTTTATCTTCTCTGATTTTCTTTTGAATGTCTCCTTCGACTGTGTTGTCGACGCTACCACAATCAGGATTGGTTGTGTATATTAGCGCGTCCTTCCACCAATCTTTGAATGAATCTGGTATATTCCCACAGTTTGCCAGTTTCAACCGGACATTATAACACATAAGAATAAATACAGATATAAACACGGATAATATTGAAACCACACTTAACATCGCGTTCATCGGTTCAAATGTTTTCTTTTTATCTTGATCAAGACGGGCTTGTAATGTGGTGTTAATCACTTCTTCATTATTTGCGTTAATCGGGTCTTTTTTCTGTAATTCTTTGATGACTTCTTGACGAAGTTGCTGATAATATCCACTATTTGCGAATTCGTTGTTCGGTTGATTTTCTTTATTTAAAACGTCCGTTGCTGACGGTTCTTTGATATTATTTACCGCGAAGACACTCGGAAAAGCAATATACGCAACGACAACTAGAATAACGAGTGCGATCGGTATTAGAAATTTATGTGTAGTGATTTGCGAACTTTGTCCCAACGTCGTAATGATCAAACCGATAAGCGCAATAAACCATACGATTCCGTGAACTAAAAATGTTTTCTGACCATATTCAGTTAAATCCTCGACGCCAGCAATACCCTTACTCTTTTGACTTGCGGCTAAGAATATACTCGCAGGTATTCCTATGACTGAAGCGACCGTGACGATCGTTGTGATTTTACCAATTTGATTTAAACCGCCATCATTCTCCGGTATTGTATGTCTCCAAATAAAGTAACCAACGGCCATAAAGAAAGCGATCTGGAAAAATAAACCGAAACCTAGTATTAAATCTGCGGTTGTTTTTGCGAAGCTTTCCTTGCTTTCTTTACTTGACAACGGATCGTCGTTGACCTTATCCATCGTTTGTTGGATTTCATTTCCACGAACAATCATCGGAATACCAACGAGAATCGATATAATGATATAATGAATCCATTCGCTGATGGGTTGGTTTTCGCCGAACCTTTTATATAACGCGATTATAATGCCACCAATCAATAAAATCGAACCAAACCCGATCATGCTTCGTGTAAGGTCAACGTTACTTACTTTGTCCGATGCTTGAATGCTACCAAACCCCATACCTAATCCGAGAATAAATAGGCAAACTGGTAATATAATCCGAATACCGATGTTAGACAGAGAATCAGATATATTAAAAATGGCATTAGGTGGTGACGGGAGAATCGTCTCATCGGAACCGTTCATGTCAATAAACTTATTCGGAGAAATAGAATGAATATACAGCACGTAAAGAAATGTAAGAATAAGCGATACAAATATTGGCCAATTTCCTGTTGAAGTCATCAATTCCGACGAAACAAAACCAATTATTACTATAATCACGAGGACGATAATCGGTAGATAATTCAGTATTTTTTTAATATGGAGTGAATCTTCGATAGAAGATATGGCATTTGTTTCCTTTTTTCCTTCTTCGATCTCTGGATTTAAAATAGAGCTTGATGCCGTTGATGTTGGTGTTACTGACATTCTGTTATTATGTAAAAATAATGATAACAACACCCGTTATAATTATAAGATATAATAATGTCGGCCTGACTACGATGCTGATACAAATACGATACGCAAATTTTATAAAAATGACATCGCTGTCTTTTTCCCATGACAATCCCGGCATAAAGCGACTAAATTATCGATGTGATTGGAACCACCATGTTCTAAAGCGATGACATGATCGACCTCGAACCAAGCGGGAAGCTGACGCTGACAATCACCGCATTTCCAGCCCTGTTGTGCGGCGACATACTTTTTCTTTGTTTCACTTACGCTGCGCTTGCTAGAGTTTTTGCCGGAGTTGAGCAAGCGTCTCTCAGCGGGGGTGGCGCCGGGGGTTCCGCCCCCCCACGACGGCCGTGCTATTGGTTGCGCTGAATGTGATCCTGTATTTGAACCACCTATCGCACTATTCATCGCTCCGCCCATCGCTCCACCGTCGTGGGGGGGCGGAACCCCCGGCGGACGCCCCGTCATATCAAAAAACGGCGTGATCATATCCGCAGTTCCTTTACTTATCGGCATATACTTAATGATATCGTTGGCATGAAACAATAATTGCCTAGAGTTTTCCGGATTGCGACGTAGAAACATGAAGAGTGAGAGACCGATGAACCCGAATGTTGCCATCTTAATCCACTTCTGATTGCTTTGAAACATTTTCAACGGCTGACCATCATAATACGTGTTCACGATAAGAACCGCTGTAATAATAAATACGATGTATTCGGTTTTTACCATTTATTCACAGGTCTGACTTGGTTGGTAAGTTATATATAGTCTCGAATATTTCGCTACCGATTATGATAGTAATATGCCGCATACCCCAGACCTGCCAACAATAACATATACACAAGCTTCTCTCGATACTTCAGTTCTTCTAAGATTTGGACAGATCGCGGGCGATAGTGTAAATAATATCTCTCGAGAGCATCATGTAAACTGACTTCATCCTTCATCAATAGAACATTATATCGATTATGAATGAAATGAACCCAGCGAATAAATGAATCGCGGCTGTCTAAATATGGCGTGACCGGATATTTTCCCAACATTCGATCAAACTCTGCCGCCATTTCTGGATCAGGTATCAGCATCGAAAAGTTTTGGATGAAATCGTAGTATTTTTTCCGCGTGACATCATTCACATGATCGGGATAATTTACCGCCGCTGTCATCAAGAAGAACCAGTATTGTGGACCCCATACTTTCGCGTCAAGCTTGATCATCGTTTGCCTATAATGAAATGACATAAAAACAACCATAGAACTACGATAAGCGAACTGTAAAGAATGGAAGAAAAAGGTGCCACTGAAGAAGAACAGCCTGAGACACCAAAGGTAAATAATCCTAAATCCGCGTTGTCCTATCTTGAAATCACCCAATTACGAAATCATCGGATAAAACATTCGACAACAGGGGGTGCGGGCGCAACCAGTAATCATACGTCACTATCGGTAAACACCGGCGAAACAAACAAGTATTTCTGTAATAATTGTAACCGGACAAATCATGTGTATAACAATTGTCGCGCACCGATTACAAGTATTGGGGTGATTGCGTTTCGTTGTGGTGAATCGGGACCAGAGTTTCTCATGATTCGTCGCCGAGATTCATTTGGATTCGTCGATTTTATTCGTGGTAAATATTCTTTGAACGATGAAGCATATATACAACGCATTATTGACGAGATGACCGTAACTGAAAAAGCCAATTTATTACGCCTAACATTCGAACAGTTATGGCGACTATTATGGGGAGAATATACGCGAGGTAGTCAGTATAAAAATGAAGAGCATATTTCGTTTGAAAAATATAGGCAGGTTCTTGGCGGAATACGCACGAAAGACGGGCGTATAAAGACGCTTCATCAGTTTATTGAAGAATCCGCGACAAAATGGACCGAAACTGAATGGGGATTTCCGAAAGGCCGACGAAATTATAATGAAAAGGATCTTCCATGTGCTTTACGCGAATGCCTAGAAGAGACGGGTTATGATATTGGAACTGATAATGTTATTCAGAATATTGCTCCATTTGAAGAAATATTTATGGGTTCAGACATGAAATGCTACAAACAAAAGTATTTTCTTGCGATGGTGGATTTAGATAAGAAACCGAAAAAGGCACATGATATTATGGAGGTTGGTCTCATGAAATGGATGTCATTTGACGAATGTATTCAAACAATACGACCTTACAATTTAGAAAAAATCGGAATCGTTCGTAAAATCAATAACATATTATCCCGCTATCAGATTTTCTAGGTAGCGTAATCTTTTTATTTCGTGTAATTATATAAAGGGCTATTATAAATAATTTATAAATAATAGATACGATACATAAAAAGGATATGGCCAAAGAACAAGAAAATATACCAATAGAAATCACGATTCAACCGTCAGGCACATCCGGAGGACCATCCGTTGCTTCGGTTGCGGCTGCTGCGCTTGCGGTAATGCCAGAAGATGCGTCGTCGATTGCGGCAAATAAAAAATCGCGCACGATACGTCCAAAAGCCAAAGCCGCCGCCGTAAACACCAACCGTTCTGACCCGAAAACCATGATTGCGGCTATGAAGCGCGAACTTGAAGAAGGCCGTAAACGCCTCAAACCTGAAGACCTTAACAATCCATTTAGTAAGGAGTTCAACAAACTTCTTTTGAAAAAAGAATTACTTGAACGAGAGATAATAATCCATGATATTGGTATTTTGCCGGATGACAGCGATGTCGACCGAGAAGGCGACGGAGCACGGATTGCTGCCGCCGCCACGAATGGTCTTTACCCAACCCTAAACGACCCTAATTTTAATACTAAAATTACCTTGCGAAAAGAGTTTTTTGATACCAAGATGGATGTAGATAACGCGAAGAATGTAGAGGAAGAGGCGGAGATTCTATGTAATGCACAGATTGAACTTGCGCCGAACCAGCAATTTGTTCGTAATTTTCTTTCTGTGGAGACTCCGTATAATAGTTTGCTGTTATACCATGGTCTTGGAACAGGGAAGACGTGTTCCGCAATTAGCGTAGCAGAAGAGATGCGCGATTACATGAAACAAATGGGAATTACGCAACAAATTATGGTGATCGCGTCGCCGAATGTTCAAGAAAATTTCCGGCTTCAGCTGTTTGATGAACGCGAACTCCGAGAGATTGAGCCGGGTGTATGGAATATTCGTGCGTGTACCGGCAACAAATTTATCAAAGAGATAAATCCGATGAATATGAAAGGGCTGACACGTGACAAAATCATTAAACAGATACGACGGCTTATTTCGTCACACTATTTATTTTTTGGTTACAACGAATTCGCGAATTATACGAGAACACATGCGTCAAGTATAGGAATATCACAAGACGATGCTGTCATACAGGAAGTTCGTCGTAAAACGACTAAGGTCGCTTCTGGTGCTAGTGCTGCCCCTGTCAAAAAAGGGCGTAAGTCAGCGGCTGATCTCGCAAAAGCGGCTGAAATGGAGACACTTGCGATTGAAACCCTTTCTGTAACGAAGTTGCGCAAATTGTTCGCAAATACGCTGATTATTATCGATGAAGTTCATAACATTCGTATTACGGACGATAACCGAGATAAACGTGTTGCGAAGATATTATTCCAAATTGTTCAGAAAGTGAATAATGTGCGATTGCTTCTTCTCTCCGGAACACCGATGTATAACAGTTACAAGGAAATCGTTTGGTTGATCAACTTGATGAATTTGAATGATCGTCGTGCGACCATCGATATTGCCGACGTCTTTGATGATCGAGGTAATTTTCGTATAGACTCTGAGGGTCGAGAGATCGGGAAGGAGCTTCTTGTTCGCAAAGCAACTGGGTATGTATCATTTGTTCGTGGTGAAAATCCATACACATTTCCTTATCGGGTGTATCCGAGAGAACATTCACCGGAATTTTCGCTTCTTGCGCGAGTTCATGGCGACACAGGTGCGGTGGTAGAATATCCACGAACTCAATTAAACGGACGTCATATCGAACAACCGATTGAACATATTGATGTATTTATGACACAAGCCGGTGATATACAAGAAGCCGCGTATCGTTTTATTATTAGCGACATGAAAGCGATGTATATTTATAAGAAAACGGCGATGATTCGCAGGAAAAAATCGGCTGCGGCTGCGGCAGCGGCGGAGGCAGAGGCGGAAGGCAAAGGCAAAGGCAAAGGCAAAGGCAAAGGCAAAGGCAAAGGCACGATCAGCACAGAATCAGAAGCAATCAGCGGCGGCGTAATTGATGAAACGACAGTGGTCGAATCAACGGATTTTCCATCCTTTGAAAATATGGACACAATCGGTTATGCGGTAATTCAAAAACCGTTGGAAGCGCTGAATATAGTATATCCTCATCCATCACTCATCGAATATATAAACAACCCAAATGACGAATTTGATATTGCGGCATGTATAGGTAAAGAGGGGTTACGTCATATCATGTCGTATGAAGAAGTTGGGAATCCGCCGATGAGGCTGAATTTCGAATATCGTCCTGAATTTATACGTGGATTTAAACTCCCTCGCGGCGAAACCACTACAAAATCATCGTCTCGTATCTTCGCACCAGAAAATATTGGCCGATATTCCGCAAAAATAAAACATATAACGGATAAGGTTATGGTGAGCGATGGTATTATTCTTATTTATAGTCAGTATATTGATGGCGGCGTTGTTCCGATTGCCCTCGCATTAGAAGAACTCGGTTTTACACGTTACAGCGTAACAGGAACAGGTGCTTCTCTGTTTCGAAGTAAGCCGACACAAAGTATCGATTCGATTACGATGCTTCCACAACGCCAACATCAGTCTAAGTATCCAGACCGTCCATTTCGACCTGCGCGGTATTCAGTTATCACAGGTGATCCCACGATTTCACCTGACAATCTACATGAACTAAAAGCGTTGACGAGCGAAAATAATACATACGGCGAAAATGTCAAGGTTGTCATTATTTCGGTAGCGGGTAGTGAAGGTCTTGATTTTAAAAACATTCGCCAAGTCCATATTTTGGAGCCTTGGTATAATATGAACTTACTCGAACAAATTATTGGTCGTGCTATTCGTAATTGTAGTCATAAGCGTCTCCCATTTTCACAGCGAAATGTTGAATTGTATTTATACGGGACATCTCTGACAAATCCAGATATTGAAGCGATTGACCTCTATTTGTATCGTCTCTCAGAATTCAAAGCAGTAAAAATCGGAGTTGTCTCTCGCGTGCTTCGAACGTCAGCCGTCGATTGTCTGTTGAATGTTCAACATAACACACAAACCGCCGCACAACTGAATCAGGTTGTTCGTCAAAATCTCTCGTCACGCAAACAAATAAACTATCAGGTTGGTGCGCGTCCTTATTCCGCATTATGTGATTATATGGAACGGTGTGAGTATGTTTGTCGTCCAACATTTTCGAATGGCCGGCCGATTCAAGAACAGCGCGATTTGTATGGAATGGACGACAGCGACAGCAGCGATGACAGCGGCGACAACAGCGGCGACGACAGCGGTAACAGACGACAAAGTGATGTTCGTCTTGACACATTTAATGAAAAATTCATGTCGATGAATCTCGATAAAATTATTCACAAAATTCGCGAATTATACAAGGATTCGTTTTTCTACAAGAAAACAGGGCGAAATGGAATTATCGCACATGTAAACGCTATACGCCAATATCCAATCTCACAAATCAATCTAGCTCTTACACAAATGGTGACGGATCCCAACGAATATGTAAATGATAAATACGGGCGTCTTGGACGTATCATAAATGTTGGTGATTATTATTTATTCCAGCCGATCGAAATAACAGATAAACGTATTAGTATTCATGAGCGAAGCACACCAGTTCCATACAAACATGCCGCTATAGAATATCCTCTTCCAGAAAATGTAACAGAGGATTATTTGGGTATTCTCCAGAAACCGTCTTCTGGATGGAGTGCGTCGGCTTCAACAGCGATTCCGAATAATAAGGTTGTTGAGGTTCTAGTAGGCAAAGCTGTATCATCTATTCCGAAACGAGTGAATGTGGCTTCCGAAGAAACCGTTTTGGAACAAAGGGATGAGGAAGAATCATCATTAAGTAAAGAAGAAGAATTAATAACGATGTTGTCAAATACGTTCGATACATGTAAAACTGTCTTTAATAAGCCGTCGAAAGAACAAGATGAATGGTATTTTTATTGTGGAAAGGTAATACAACAAATCTCTCAGACGCAGGAATTTCAAATAACGAAGGAAGAGCTTCATGAACTTGTCATCGCGAACCTTATTGAGCATCTATCGTTCGAAGAATCAAAGATCCTGTTGAACTATTTATTTCGAAAGAATAATGAGTCAATGGATACCAAAAAATATGACAGCACCACAGGAGGAATACAGCTTCTTACACCATTTGAACGTATGATACTACAATATTATTCTCGACAGGTATTACATCGTCCTTTGGTAGGGCGAAGAGCCGCCACCGCTAACGCCGCTGTCGTTCCAGAAGATAAAGGAATGCTATTATTCAATAAAGCAAAACCGAAATTATTTGAACTCGTTGTTTTACGTTATGAAACACATGAATGGGTATCTGCTGAACCTGAAGATGAACAAGACTTCTATCTACTTTTAGTCAAAGTCCAAACAGAACAAATTCAAAAAATGAATATGGTCATCGGATTCATTTCACTATTCAAAATGATATACTTGGTATTCAAAGTCAAGATTATGTCAAAGAAACGCGACAAAGGTGCGAGATGCGATCAATCTGGTAAAACCGACGCAATATCTATTATCAATACTGTGCTATCGTTGAATCCGGCGACACAAGGCGAAGAATATAAACTTACCGCCGAAAACACTAAACTTAGAACCCAAAAGGAATTATGCGTGTTTCAGGAGTTTTTATTGAGGACATTTGATAAAACGGCTGTCAACGGACGCAAATGGTTTTTCACACCATGTGAGGCTTTATTATGCGATATTGAGGGATTACATAAAGAGAAATAAAGTATAAGTATATATTAGGTGAACGAACGAACGAACGAACAAACGAACGAACGATAAATGGAGCAACGACTATCTGATGAAAAGACAAAGGTTAGTATTTCAAGGTATGGTAATATAGGTCAAGCACCTGTTACAGCGTCACCCAAATTAGGGATTTACACGACGATATTACTAACGCGTAAATTGGAAATTCCATTCCGTATAATCGGTCGTAATATAAAAGATACACTCGAACATATTCTCTCGAAAATCGTAGAAGGAAAGTGTATGGCGGAAGGTTTTATTCGTCCAGGGAGCGTGAAGATTCTCACATATTCAAACGGTTACATTCATGGAAAAAATGCGATATTTGAAGTTGTTTATGAATGCGAAGCGTGTTCGCTTGTCGAAGGAGTCGTATTTTCGTGTGTGATTAAAAACATTAGCTTGGCGGGTATCCGTGCTACACTCAACGAGCCCAAGAGTCCTGTGGTTGTTTTTGTAGCACGCGACCATCATTATGATCGCGCCGATTTTACGCGGCTTCAAGAAGAAGAAGAAATCCAAGTAAGAGTCATCGGACAGAGGTTTGAGATTGGAGATGACGCAATTTCGGTGATTGCGGAGTTGGTGTAACTACATTCGTATATCCACTTACTTTATTGTAAATGGTTATATAAAGCGCACAAGGTCATATATTGTCGAATACTGCGCCATCGTGTATATAAAAATACACTACAACCGATGGATCATCATGCGAGTAAAAAAGTATGTGATAAACTCGTGATATGTAACTACATATGAATTCTATCGAAAACAAAAAAATTGATACAAATATAAACATAATTTTAGATTTCATATAGTCATCGTCGTTCATAATATAATGGCGTCTCAAACCGTGATCGCGGAAAATACAAAACGATCCCAAACCAAACTAATACGCCCAAAACCGAAAAAACCTGCGGTTGAACATAATAAGGTAGTGGAAGAAACACCTGACGCATACTGCGATCCGGAATTGTTCGTGAAACGTCAAATCCGACGAACGTTGTCTTTACCATTTTATAAAATCACAAAAGATGTCATTATCGCACAATTATTAAGAATCGAACTCGCGAAATTAGTAGAAGGGCGGTGCTCTGTTGAAGGATATATTTGTCCAAATTCGATTGCGATTTTGTCTTATTCATGTGGAACACTCGCCGGAGCAAATATACATTTCGATGTTATAGCGAACTGCCTTATATGTTACCCTGATGAAAACATCATCATCAAATGTGTTGCGAAAACGATCACACAAGCGGGAATTCGTGCTGGTGCTAGATTTTTAGAAGAAGGTAAAGTATCTCCGATTGAAGTATTTCTCTCACGCGATATGCATGCGTCTTCACGTGAGTTGTTCTCACAGATTGAAGAAAATGACGTCCTTACTGTGAAAATTATTGGACGCAGATTTGTGCTTCACGATACACATGTGACAATTATTGCGATGTTAGAGAATACATTATGAAAGAGTATAAAGTTTATAGAATATTATATTATAAACTGTAATGAATAGTGCTGGATCTGGATCTGGATCTTTTTATTCTTCAAGCAATATGACTACTGCGATAGCAAGTCTTACAGCGATGAATGAGATACAAACAATCGCCCAACATGTTGAAACAAAAACGAATTATTTGATGTCGTTGAAAGAAGGTATTGAAAATATGCCGATGGTTCATCAAATCGAGATTCTACGGATTCTACATTCAAAAAACACGCAAATTAATGAAAATAAAAACGGTGTATTTGTCAATATTTCAAGGTTGAATAACGATTTATTACAGGAATTGTATGATTACATGGTATACGTGATTAATCAAGAAAAGCATCTCAACGAGATTGAAGCACAGAAACAAAGTCTCACAAAAGAGTTTTTTGATAAATAAAACGCATAAAGATAACACGATAAATTATATACTCACATAGGATGACAGGTATCATTCCTTGTCTCTATAACTCTTATTCATTTTCCCAAGAAAATTTCGACGACGAATCTATTCTGTGTTATTCATTCAACGTGCGTAATGTCAGAGAGATTCCAATAAATACGGAGAAGGTTGCTGAAATGTATGCACCGAGTGTATTACCTGAGCCAACTTTCCTAACAAATATTGATGTTATTCGGTCGGGGTCGGGGTCGGGGTCGGGG